TGTAGTAACGCGGGAGGGTGCCAAAAAGCTGAGGGGGCCGGTGACCAATCGGGCAGCGCCAAATCATTCGGCTTGCCGTCAACTGCGCAGTCACAAGGGCACCGGACTCCGCCACCGTGTAGTAGGTGGAGTTATCAACACTCGCACAGAGTGCGATGTCGATCGAGGTGCCGCCGGAAAGTGCAGTCGGCCCGGTTGCAACCGTAACCCACAGCGGATAGCCTGGACCGAGGTCGCGAAAGTTCGCGAGGTCGAGAACGTTGGTCGAGTCCCGCGTGGTGGTGATCGCTGTAGGCAGCGGATCGAATTCAAGGAGTTTATCGAGGATCATATTACACCACCCGAGATTCGGTGTTGAGGATTGCGTCGCAGGGACGGATCGGAATGCCCCTGAACGTGGTGACAGGCATGCCATCCCACTGCTCAATTTTCAGGAGCACATTGGCCTTATCGACCGCCTGAATATCGAGATAGGTGGAAATAGTGCGGTTACAGTAAATGACCGTGCGACCCATCATGTCACGCACGCTCGGCGCGTCCGACGACTGGATTGGGGTCTGAGCCCGGCCAGTAGTCGGCATCCGATACATGGCGCGGATGAGCAGGTTGGTCAGGTTTGGCGCGTTACCGCTAGAAAGGAGCGTCACGTCGATGTTCGCGATACGGACACAAAAGCGCCAGTCGCGGACAGTCAAACCGATCTCCCACTTGTAGTGGTCACGGTAAGCTTGGTAAGTGTTGCCGTTGGCGTCCTGCACGGGCCACTCGCCCATGTCGGTATGCTGCAGACCGGCGATGCTTCCTTTCGGGAAGATGCCGTGGCAGGTCTCGGCGCCCCACGAAATAATCCAGATAGAAGTATTCGTAGAGCCCGTGCCTCCCGCGTCGATGACGTTGTTTGCTGACTGCGCCACTGCAGTCGAAACCGTGTTGTAGCGCGGGGCAAAGCCAGTAAACCGCTCGGGGTTGACATTCGTGTTGCCGTAGAAGATCGTCGAGGCGACCTGCTGCGACATGCCTTGAATGAACGCGCGCGACTCAGACAGGCGGAACTCAGCGGTGTTGCCGTTGAGCTTCGCAAGATCCTTATCAACCACGGAGTAGATTTCCAGATTGCCGCAGGTGTCAACAATCTGGGCAGTGGTGGACTTGGCGTTAGCTACGCCGTAGTTGAGCATACGCCACGTTGCCTGCGGGATGCCAGTGCGAACGGTCGTTTTATGGCCGGTCGGAAGGTTGCCTTCCATGAAAAGCATGTCTTCAAGGATAGGGTTCGACTGCGAAAGCAGTTCGACAATAACAGCGGTTTTACCGCTGTCATCAGTCCGCTTGGCCCAGTCGGCCAGCGTCAATGTGGTTGCACCAATGACGGGCATGGGAGGTTATCCTGTATGATTGGGGTAGAGAATCTGCGCAGCGGTTTTGGGCGGCGCAGCGGGAGGGTTGCCCTGAACATGTCGTCCTTCCGAAAGGGCGCTTGCCACTTTGAACAGGAACCTCGTCAGCGCGGGATTATTGCCGGCCCCGGTCAGGTTGAGAGCAGTTCGCACCTCGGGCCCGCCGAACTCGTTGATAAGTGAGGAAATTGCCGGCACGACTTCCTTCTCCAATTTATCCCCGCCGATTTCAGGGTCGGCGCGGATTTCTTTAACCCAGGCTTCGTTGACGTTTTTCCAAGCGTCTGCCTGCTGGGCCTGAAATGCGGAGACGAGGGATTTAACCTGCTCCGCATGCATACCGATTAAAGCGGATGCTTGGGCGGTTGTCAAGCCGGTCTCTTTGATATGGCTGACAAACTTATCAAATACCTCGCCTTCAGCCTTCATACCTTCAGGGAGGACAAGCTTAGCGGGGTCAAACGGCTCGGGGGCCGGCTCAGAGGGGGGAGCCCCGTTTTCAACGGGTTTATTCGTCTCCGTAGCCGGGGTATCCTGCGAGGGAGTCAGGATCGTCTCCTCTGCCGCCGGGCTGATTTCCGGCATCTCGGTCGGGGTCGATGTTGGCTCGGTCATTTTGCTCACTCAGCATTTTGAGGTAAAGTTCCGGGCTGGCTTTCACAAGGTCAGCCAAAATCATAAGCCCGATGTTTTGCTCCCCTAGGTTGAACGCGGTTGCATCGGTCTCACCGCGCACCCAAGGAGAGTGGTGACAATGGCAGCGGGCGAGAAGGGAGTAGAAGAAATCTCGGCCCTCGCCGCTGGCCATGCAGTTGCGAAGAAAGTTGAGTCGACGCTTTTCTTCATGTTTGAAATCTTTGGCGCGGCGCTCGACAGCGCCTCTATCTCCAGCGTTGTAGGTCAAATATTACCTCCTTGCGTGATTGCCTGGAGGGCGTTGATGCCACCTCCCACTTCTGTTTTAGAAAGAACGTTTGCGCCGTCAACAGCCGCGCGGGTCATTGCAAGCTGTTCAATCTGCTGCTCCTTGGCGGCACGCCGGGCGCGGACTTCAGCAACAATTTCAGGGGCGTTGAAGATACGAACGTCGGTGCCGAGTTTGGAGCCGTAAAGTTGGATTAGGGTGTCAAAGTTAATGTTGTCGTTAACAGTGGGATTGACCGCGGAGATACTGCCTGCCAGCCCAATCACCCGCTCCATTGCAGCTGTGGCGGTAGCGGACTGCGCAGCAGAAAGCATGGAAACGTATTGGACCTGAAGCGGCTTGCCTTGCACAACCTCCGGAGCCGAAGGCAACAGCCCGCCCCGCTGCATAATTCCGAAAGTCCGGTCAATGGCTTTGCCAAGAGCCTCGTTCTCAAACCGTTCGAGAACCGGGCCAAGGAGAACAAGTTTCTCTTCCCGCCGCGCGTCGATCTCAGTTGCCGACCGCACGGTGTTAAGTTGAGAAATCATTTGGAAGAGGTCGTTAAAGAAGATGTTGGAGATTCGAAGTTGCAGAGCTTGAATGTCAAGCATAATCTCCTGGACCGGAGGGTTGATCTGATAAATTGGCTTCATGCCGATGTTGTTCTGCCCGGCGATGTAAGTGATGCCGCCAGGCAGAATCGAAGCGGGCTGGTTCTTCAACTGCACGTCCGCAAGCATAGGCGGGTTAACGAGCTTATCAATTGCCTGAGCTTTGCGGAGGGTCTCTTGCTGGAGTTGCTTGATATCGCCAAGCGCATCCATACCAGGACTACGCCCGTAAGGATCGTTGGCAGTTACATCCCAGCGAACGCCAAGGAAAGGTGCCTCGCGGAATCCAGTTTTGCGGAGATATTTGGTGGACTCGGATGCCTCCCAATAGCACTCAACAAACTTCATCAGCTTGGGAAGTTCACCAGTGTTAGGGCGGATCAAATGGCGAACTATGACTTCACGCGAAAGAGAAGCGCCGCCAGTATTATAGGCAGCCCGAACACTGTCGCTTACATTTTCAATGCCGAACTTCTCCACTACCTGCGCAACCGTCATCGTGAGTTCCCGACCAACAGTGTTGACCTCCTGACGGTCAGAAACAGCGAAAAAGAACTCGCCGAGCGCGGGGTTGTGGCAGCGGATTACATCGTCGAAATCTTGGTAGATGAGGACGCAGCCGGAGCCAAAGACAACAAGATCGAGGTAAAGAACCGCCATGGAGTTGTAGAAGTTGGACTCCGAAAACACCCGCATCATCCGGCGCTCAACTTCACCAAGCCACAAGCTGACTTCATTAGAACCCTCGGAAGTAATGTCATTAATGGTGAGTTTGAACCACGGTCTGGTTGGGGAGGTAACGCCAGACATCATACCCGACGCGCAAACACGCGCGGCGATGGTGCCGGTTGAATCGAGGATCTTCCCGTTAATCGCGGAGCCGCGGTTCTGCTGGTTGGGGGTAACAAGCCAGCGATAGCGCCGCGGGAGGATGAAGTCCGCGAGGTCTTTCCAGTGAGTCCACCATGAGTTTCGCTCGGCCCGCATCGCCTCGATTTGGGCGTTAAGTTTAGAGATATCGGTCATTGGCCAAGCAGGGTTTTGAGGGCAGTCGGAGTTTTAGTGTTGTCACCTTGTCCGCCCGTCTTACGGGTGCGAGAAAAAGCATCGCCCGCAATCCCACGGTTAGCGACCGATTGAGTCGCATCCGCCATCGTTGGCGCTGGAGGCTGGTTTGGGGGGGGGGGTTTGGGCGGGCTAAAAAGAGAACCGATGAAGCTCATGCGTAAATCCTTTCGAAAGGGTTGTATTCGTATTCAAGGGCTGGAGTTTTCGGCACCAGCCCACCTGCCGTTGGGTTAGGGATGACTGCGTATGCAAAGGTTAGGGCAAGCGCGTCCGCGATATCTGGTGAAGCCAAACCGCGTCTGGCCATGTCTTTTTTGGCCTCCAAAATAATTTCGTTTCGACTGTTGTAGTCGTATTGCGGGCTAGTTAGCTCACGGGCGAGTGCGGGACCAGACGGATCGGTTTCGGGCGGGAGAGCTAACCCACCGTGACGAATAGCATCCCGGAGAAATCCCCACATTTCGGTGCGCTTGTTCGCGTAAGCGGTGCCATCATCCGGACCGCTGTCCCCGCCGGATCGGCGGTCGGCCTTACCGCCGAAATTGACACCGATGCAGGGAACACGAAGCTGGCGTAGGCGATCAACTACGCCGCCGCCTACGCCGCCCTCATCAACGAAAATGGCGTCGGCACGGAATTGGTTGTAGGCGTCTGCGACGTGGGAGGCAAGAGACATCGTGGAGACACCGCGGAAAATACGCGGCGGAAATGTGCGTGCGTCACGGCCTTTTCGAAAGAAAATAACGGAGGCGTCTTCGCCAAACCGGGCAACGTCTACGCCAATGATAAACGGATCGTGCGGATGGGATTCAACTTCTCTGGCCTGCGCGGCCGCCACCTCTTCGGGGGATATAAACTGCGTAGCGCCAGTGCGAGGGAACTCGCCTTTCACACGGACACGAACAAAGTCGGAGTCGTCGCCGTAGATACGAATCCAAGCTTCGTGTTCGGTTTTATCGGTGAAGGAGACCGTGCGGGCGTCAACGCGGCGAGAGTTCCAACGCCAGGCGCGTCGACCATCGTCAAAACACTCGCGAAACGGACCATCCGG